TTCTTGTCTTTGGTTACGAAAAGATGAATAGAATCATATTCACATTCATCGTGTTCATAGTAGGAGCTGCTATAAGCAGGGCATTGAAAAGAGAATACTTTCCCTTTCCAAATAGAAATACAATAAGGACTAACGTATGAGCCGTCTTCGTTTGAATAGACAAACTTTCCATCCTTGAATTCCAGATACCCTACCGCCTTACCGTCTTTCTTGAGTTTGAATAAGTGCTTACCCATCTTCTTTTTCCTTAGTCTTTCAGGGCTTGCATATATGACAACTAATTGCCTCTATATCACTGCCTCGTTGTTCGTATATAGGATTATTTTCTTCAAGCGAACCTGTATATCCAGCGCAGAATCTCGCCCATGATTCAACTTGCTCAATCGTAGATTCGTCTGGCACTTCTACTGTCAATAATATATTGTATTTACTCATAACATTCATCCTTATTCAAAAGAGCGGCGGCGCCATCCTTGACTATCTGGCTATTATCGGTCATTATACGGTATTTGGTTCCACCAACCTGCCGACAGGTCTCCGCCGCTGATATTCCTGTACTAATCTTTAGAAGTTCTAATATCTACTGTTTGTGTAGCATGGTTGTAAAAAAGAGGTCTGTGTTTAAGAAATATATCGGGATGTTCTTTTCTTAATATTTCAAAAGGTTCTCCACACTGTTCCCCAGCAACTTTAAGCAAGGCCTCAGTCATTAGCCTTACCGCTGCCCTCATTTGACCTTCGTGCCGAAAAGCTGCCTTTACTTTTTCGGATGGTTCAAATGGGAATTTGATTTCTTCTTTTTTCGCCATTTTATTTCTCCTACGTTATTCGCCTGTAGCTTCCACCCATTTTATTTTACCAATCTTTCGACCAATCGGCCCAATTTCAATTTCCTTTTTGAGTTTGCTAATTGGCTCTTGAGGCAAAGTTGTAACATCGACAGTAATAATAAGATTGTCATTCTTGTCATAGCCCTTCAGCGTCTTCTTTTGTTTTTTGCTCATAATTCTTCCTCTCTTTTCTCCGCTAATCTCCTTGTCTATTTACACTTCTTAATCTGCCCTAAGAATAACTTGGCGTATTTTTTGCGGGTGCGGGGGGTTTTGGCATCTTCCCATTTTTGATAAGAAATTATATCCTCGCACATAAGACCACCGCCCTCGAATGGAAAAATACACTTTACGCATTTCAAATTAGGGCTTTTTTGGTCGTCATATTCACAGAACCAACAATCACAATTTATTCCTTGATGTTTCTCTGGCAACTCATCTTTTGTACAACCTGTTTCTGCGTGTATTGTCCACATTTCAATACACAGGGCTATTGCTTTCTTTCGTGTTAAACGCATTATTTACTTCTTTGCTATAATTTTTTCAATTCTCTTTCGAGTCGTTTAATCATTTTATTCTCAGCTTTTACAACTGTTGGCCAAAGTCCATCTGCTGTTAAAATATCATCAATTGCTTTTTGGATTCTTTTCCAATCAGAACCACAACCACCACGACCGCTGAATAAGAAACAATCTCCACACTTACTTCCTTTTGTTGCTTGACATACCCCACAATGACTTGATGAGATTGATACTTTCCCAGAACCTACGCCCTCAAAAAACTCTCTGCGGGTAGCTCTGGCTATTTGTTGGTGGTGTTCTATCGAAACTAATAGAGCTTCTTTGTAGGATTTTTTTGCTCGTCTTCCTATTTCTGTTTTTGTTAGCCACTTCATCATTTACTCCTTATGATTGCTTGAATTTATCCACCCATCTTTTATGACCTTCTTCGGCTTCTTCCCAAGTTGAATATCGTTCCATTTCTTCGTCGTGCTTACCACCGAAAACCATAGTTTCAAACAGTATCGGTTCACCGTCTCCGTAATTATGATTGAGACCGAGAAAAACTGTACTTACATTAACTTCATCGGATATATCAGTTTTCGCAACGTGGCGGTCTGCCGTTTCGTACCATTTAGCCCATTCAAATAAACTATCGCACCTAACTGCTTTATGGCCTTCAAGTATGTATTTATTGCCCATTTTCTTTCTCCTTTAATAAACCGACAAGAGCGCGGAGCCAATTTAGAAATTCGTATATGCAAATTCTCCGAATAATTCCTTAGCCTTAACATCATACGCCTTTGCCGCTTTTTTTTCTGATTTATACCAATCTAAATGATAATGCTTACCCTTGAACACTACTTCTGCGTGCCATTTGTTACGGTCGCGATATAAATAGACGCCTTTATATTTGCTTGTGCCTTTTCTGGGCATTGCGTTATATTGGTTTTGCGCAATGGTACATTTTCTTATATTGTCAATCCTGTTATCAAGCGTATTGTGATTTATATGGTCAGTATGCTCTCCCTTTTTACAACCTAATATCTGGCGGTGCATACTAATCGTTTTTCCTTTTTCTCCTCTTATCGCATAAGCATAACCGAATTTGCTTTCACAAACACACCATTTCCACTGCATTAACCATTCGTATTTATCTGCATCAACAATAGCAAATAATCCTTGAGACAATGGGATAAACCGCCAAAGGGTATGGGAACCCGACAAAAGGAATTGACATACCCCTTGAACGGTATTGTGCCGTGATTTGGTTTTTTGGGATGTAATCTTCATTGTCGGGTTCCCTTACTAAACTATTCAATTCTTAATTCTGTATTATATTATCGTCTATTTCGGCAAGAAAGTCAAGCCCTATTTTGAAAATTCCTTCTCTAACCGTTCATTTTCTACGACATTTTTTGGGCTTAAATCTCGTAAATATCTAAGAGGCAAAGATTTAGCCGGACAAAAACCATTGCATAAATACGAGAAAATAAATTAAAAAAAAGATTTACGCTTTCATAAAACAATTAAAACACATCCCATATCTTAATTCTGTGTTTTCGTCACCTATTCCGCAAAAACGACATTTGCCACCACTAATTCTTTCGTGAGCTTCCATCAGTGCATCGTCAAGTTCATCAGGCGTTATCTCAAAGCCAGCTTCGGCTATTGCCTCTCTCAATTTGTAGCCATTTTTACTTAAACCCATTCTCGCATTATACCACAATTAAAAAGCCCAGTCAACTAAAAAATCAACTGGGCTTCGGAGGAGGGTGATGAAAAGCTCTTTAAGTTACGCCATTACCTCTACGTGCATCACCTATAGCTTTATACATTTTTGCCTTAACGACCGGCGCAGTTATTTCGGTGTCTGGCATTGCGGCTATTTCACGTAAGGCTAATTCCCGACCTTCTTTATCTGCTTGGCGCTTGGCATTTACCTTATTCTTGTTTTGGTTGACCTTCCACAATGCGCCAGCTTCACCAAGAATCGTCAGAATGAGAGCGCCAGGAACGTAATAAGGATTGTAGTCCTTAGTCGTTTCCCAACCGGCCTTGAATTGCTCTAAGGCACTTTCGTCCGCTTTCTCTTTGATGGCCTCGTTAGCGGCAATAATTTTCTCCTGAGCATCGTCAATTTCCTTGAAGATTACTTTGACCTTCTCGGACTCAATAATGCCATCCTTGACCAAAACTCCAACGGTTTCTTGTAACTTATCCACGACAACCATCAAGGTATCGGTCTTATTGGTTGCTGTCTGGATTTGAGCGGTTGTCGGTATGCAACCACCAGCAAATACCAACATTTCCAATGCCAGTATCGCTACAACAAATAATTTCTTCATAATTTGCTCCTTTTTTCAATTAGAATATTTTTGATTTCGTTTATCTCTGACCATAGGCCATCTACAGACTTTTGTAAATGTTTGACATCATTTTTGAGTGTAACATTCGTAACTATGGCACTATAAATAAAACCACCAACTGCTATTGCTACGATTATCCATTGGGCTATATTATTCATATTTTACTTGACTTTCCTGTTAAAATAGTTAAAATATAGTTATGTTTGCAATAGGTTTTTTAATTCTTTTAATTGCTTTTTTCATTCTTGTAGCTCATCGGCAAATGGTGAAACATGAGAATTTACGTTTTGACCAAGACCGAAAAGACTATTACGAATTACGCTCTCAAGGAATCAAATCAGAACCACCAAAATTTACAAAAATCAAACATACTCTTTTTGAATTGATATTTGTTGTTCTCATTATTTTGGCCATTATCTTTATAGTTTATCCAGAACAATCATTAAAAATAATATGGCTTATCTCTTCTTTTTTTGTTTGGTTTTATTTTGGTCCATATTGATTAAAAATGATGTCCGAAAGCTGGCCGTTGTTGTCTTTGTTTTACTGCCATTCGTTCTTTTTGTAAAACTTCATCTTTAGCTAATGCTTCTTTACCAATAAGATGTATTAAACGTGGCGTCAAACGCACTGCTTCTTTTGAGCCTGCACCTGTTATTAAACCTTCGGTTAACCATTTTATCCCTGTCGGATTCGTAAAAATACGACCCATAGCATAAGGGCCTAAAAGAATTGTTCCTGTAGTTCCTGCCCCCACTTCCGTTAAGCCACCCGCTACAAATGCTGGAAAACTAAGAATTGCTCCTGCTTGAGTTAATTGAATTAACATTCCACCACCGCCTGCCGCTCTTTGTTGAACTGCCATTGCGGTATTAGCAAATAATTTTAATTCTTTTGTACTTGCCTTACCAAAAATCTCACTCATTGTCTCTGGCGTCATTTTGGTTAGTATATTCTGCAATTTTTTTCCTGATAACACGCCCGAAGCATCTCTTGCCTGCACAAACAAAAGGTCTTGTATATACGCACCCTTTACATCCCCCCACGCTTTCGGGCCAATGATTTTTCTAACTTCCTGTATATCTCCAATAGCGCCTCTTTTCACAAAAGCTGGCAAAACATACTCTGGGTTCTTTTTAGCAATTCTTTTTATCAAAGCAGAATTAAAGCGCTCTTTGCCTAATCTCCAATATGAATTTGCGGCTTGTAATGCTTCCGCTGCCTCTCCAGTCAAACCGCCTTCTGCTTGTTTGAAAAGGCTATCAATATTCCCCGCAAAATATTTCGCCATACCCGCAGTTTTGCCTGGAATTATATCACTTGGAGCATAACCAACTTGAAGTAAGTCACTTCGCCATTGATTTAGATATGAAAATGGAACGGCATCAGGAAGATTTTGAAAGTCTCTCAATACCCTCACAGTACTTTTATTGGCAAGAGAAGGCATAAGAGCCTTACCTTTGGTTATAGGTGTCATTTGCTTTAATATTTTTGTAGCTTCTCTTTTAAGAGGCTTGGTATTTATCATTATACCTTTGGTAACATCATCGACTTTCTTATATAAGCCTGCCCCAACTTTTCTGAAAGCGTCTGTTTTATTCTTAATTATCGCTTGAACTACTTCGCCAGCCTGTTCTTTAGTCGCCCTCGTTCCCAATCTGGTAGTAATATCATTTGCGATTGTATCAAGTAATAATTCCTGCCCTCTTTTGTATTCAAACATTCGCCCGCCACCTAACAATGAAGATTCAGCCACATTTTCCAATAAATCAAGGGCGCGGTCTTCGGTAGCTTGCGCTGGTGTTAATCGTCCTTTATATCTTTTAAGATAATTCATAACCTCTTTTGTTTTCGGGGATATTTTTCTGGCAAAAGGCGCACCTACTTTAATCACCGCTCTCGCTATCCCTTCTTCGAGCATTTCTCTACCACCAGCCCATCCAATTTTCTTCGTTGCTTCCCAAGAAGTTTTAGGTGCAATTTCTGGGAAAAAAGCGTGTTCTCCTAATTGGACAAGAGATTCAGCAGCAGCCCCGCCAAGTCCTGCGCCAACAATAGGATGTCCGACAGTAGCGCCTAATGCACCACCACCAAAGCCACCAGCAGTTTGGGCACCATAATGAAACCTGCGTATTGCCCGTTCTTGTCTCTCAGGTGGAATTGCTATTTTTCTCTGAAAATCATATATTCCTTTAAGTCTTGGTCTTACAAGAATATCCTCCTCTTGAGGTTGTTTATCTAATACAAATCCTTCGGGAAGTGTTGGAGTCTCTGGAGTAGTCTTAGATTCTTCTAATACAAAACCTTCTGGTAGTGGCGGCAACTGTGTTTGGTTAGCCATTATTTCTCCTTATTAGCAGGAACCCATTTGTTATTTATTAAAATCAATCGTTGTCCCGTTTTTGGATTTACCGCTGTTGGGAAGCTATCTGAACGAAAAGGACTTGATATAAATACGTTCTCTTTTTCACCCCCTGCTCGCGGAACTCGCAAGCCTGATTGTTCCAATATTTCAAGTCTGCGCTTTTGTAGAAATTCCAAGTTCTTTTTACTTTGCTCCCATTTAGCTTTCCATCTTGGCGATGGGTCTGTAATATCAGGAATCTGTTTCATAATTCGGCTGGCTTCCTGTTCAGACATTTGAGCGCCAGTTATTTCCTTAATTATGGCGTTCTTGAAAGCCGAGGTAGCTGCCATAAATGATTCCTGTTCATCAGTTGTCATCCCCACTAAACCAGCAATAGGAGAGATTCTACCTGTTATCGGGCCGGTTTTTGTCTGGGCGCTATCAAATAGACTTTTTAAATTATCAAGTGCGTCAATACTTGCCCGTGTTTCAGCAATTTTCTGTCTTTCCGTAGATGACATAATAATTTGAGTTGCTGGCTTAACAATAGCTTCTTCAGCAAGAGCGGCTCGTTTTTCTTCTGGTACAAGACCATAAGCGCCTGGAATAGCGCCGAACTTCTGTTCAGGCTCAAAGGTGTAAGATGGCAAGCCTTCTTTGCCTACTTCTACTTTAGATGTTATCATCCCTGGTGGTATCCCACCAAAAGCACCACCACCTTCCCCTCGAAGTCGCCCCCCGCCAAGTCTGTCCGCTATACTTTTGAATATGGGCAATCTTCGGATACTATCGCCAGCAGCTTTTTGGGCTTCCTTCGACCAACTTCCAGTTCTATCTTTTAAGATATTTAAGTATAAACTAAGCTGTTCTCTTTGTTTTGTTCGTTGCTGTTCGTTTATTTGCAGTTGTACTTGTTGGCCTGCCCTATAACCTGGGCTGCCAACTAAAGCAAAACCGTGAGCCGCTTTCGCTCCTACATCTAATATACCACTTAATGCGTCTGCCATTTTCTATCTCCTAAAAACCACCGCCATATCCACCTAATGTATATCGACTTGCCGCCGATTGCGGGTCACTCATTCCATCTAACGCCCCGCCACTTGTGGGACGATTTAATGCTCCATATCCTAAAGCAGCAACGCCAGCCCAATTAGCAGCTTGCTGAAAATCGCTTGGTCTGGTTTCTTGCCTAACTGTAACTCCGCCCGTTGGTTGCATATTCAATAACGCCATAAGAATTTCCAAGTTTTCAGGGTCGGTCTCTCGTAATTCCTCACGGAATATATTCATCGCGACATTTATTTCTCTTTGTTGCTGTTGCTGTTGCTCTGCCGACAAACCAAATACCCCCGCCCTACCAGCGAGTCTTGCCGTCGCCTCTCTTGTCGGTTCGCCTGCGTACATCCTTGCCGGTTCTATTGCAGCTAAAGACCGTCCCGCTTTCGCTTCTTCTATTTGACGATTGGCTTGTTCTACGTCCCATCGGGTCTGGGCACCCATTTCGCCAATCCAATCCTCCATCTCCTGCGACCTTTCGCCGACAGCCTTAGCCCTTGCCGAACCCCAGAATCCTGGGCCTGCGAACTCCTCTCTTATCGCCGGTCTCTCGAACCTCTCAAACGCCTTACGTCTTGGGTCTGCGATTGCACCTGTTATGTATTGCTCAGTCGCTTCCGGTGTTATTGGAGCGGCGCCAGTTCTACCAGCCAAGATACCTGACAATGCCTCTTGGCCTTCTCCGAACATCGGCATATCTCTATAAGGTGCAAACTGTTCAAGAAACCCTTGAACATCAGTAGCCTGAGTCTGTGTAGGTGTCAGAGGCGCTATTCTCTCGCCTGCAAAAGATACTTGACCCTGGCCTAAAGTTGGGCCATAAACATCAAGGGCTTTTCTCTTCCATTCAGTTTCACCAGCCACATACGGACTTGTCTGCGTCTGTTTTGATTTTTCGTCTTGGCTCATATCTTTAGCTCCATAATATCTTTACCCCAACGACAGGGTTTGAACCCCCACCGTCTTTGAAAAGCATCTTTTTTTTCGTATATTCCCATTCTTATTTTCTTTCGATTTCTTATCCCTGACCAATTCTTCAATAAGTTAAACATCAATTTCGAGAACCTGAACCCCTTCCGCCCGTGCGCTTGCCAAAGCCAGACATCCCTTTTCCGGACGTATGCTATCAAAATAGCCTGAATAATGTTCTTTTCAATGGCTACTAAACATAGAGTGTCATCGGGTTTTTCTCGTAGCCTTTCGTGTAATTTCCATCCCATATCAATAGGATTCTGCCCTGCTGGAACGAACCACGGAACCAGCCACATAGAAGCCCACTCATAGTCTTTGCAGTTCCAAATCCTCATAAGACTTCCTTGAAAACCGTATCTATTGCCAAGTTTTTTTCCTGTGGTATTTGTAAATTAAGTTTATGCTTTTCGGCCTGAACCTTAATATTCTTTATTATCGCCCGTTTTATTTGTGATTCCGTTTTGTAATCAGTCACAGTACCAATAGCAGGAATCCACTTGTGATTAAAATAAAACCTACCATTATACTCCCACTTCCTGCCCTTGCGCTTTATAATATTTAAGACTTTTATTTTCACGTTATGCCCTTATAATAAATGTATCACTGCTTTGGCCAATCCCGCACCAACTACCGTCTCTATTGCGTGTCCTATTTCCTGGAAATGAACTGCAACGGCTGGGGCATTATTCACATCCGCACTGCCAGCGGTATTTGAACTTATCAATCTATCGTGATGAACACAACCGCCAGCATCCAAAAGCACTTCTGCTATGCCACCTTGCACAATCCAAACATCCAAACCATCTGCGACACCAGTATTATAAACTACTCCTATAACATCAACTGCATCAGCATCGGCCACTTTATACGAGTTCTCATCTGTATCATCAACCTCAACCAATTGACCTTCAACGCTATTAGCCCCCGTATTATTTGTTAGCTTAAAAGCAATTCCACCGATTGCTGTTATTCCTACTTTTGCTTTAATATCTAAGGGTAATGTTGGTATTAGTTGCCCAATGCCGACATTGCCGTCCTCGTCAACATAAATACCTATCAATAACTGGCGCAGAGCATTAAAAAGTTCCATCAAATGCGTCTGTATCCATACCGCCCAACTTGGAGGCATATCATCAGGCGGTTTTTGTATCTCAGTTAATTCCATTTAACGATTGTCCTCGATTGTCGGAGTTAATATCTCCATATCTGAGACTTGATAATCCTGCCCCGATAAGTCCTTTATCTCCCATTGAATTTTCTTAGATGTTATGTTCAGGGGAAACTCGTAGTTTATCCATTCGCTTGTAAGTTCTTGACTTATATCTGACCATCCGGTATCAGAAGTATCGAAACTCCCTATCCTACTTCTTATGAGAAACCTTGTACCTTTAGCAGTAACTTTTATGCCTGGCCATCTCTTGTAGTTGCCTGGCATACCGGCATCTACTACGGGAGTTAAATGACGAGAATCTATATCAGTACCACTATCGGTTGTGTAAGTTTCATCGACATCATATATGAATCCGCCACTATCCCCCAAGATAAGTTTTTCTGCGGTCTGGATATTTTCCAAAACTTGATTGTAAGTATCGCCCACTATCCCGCTATCGCAAGCCGAAAAGAATCCTATCGTATCATTACCCGCCACTGATAAGTCTGCTGGCACAGAATCGCTGGCGTCCGCTATCCCGTGCCATTGGTTAGTCGTTTTGTCCTCGGTAGGACGAACAGAAAAGCCGTTAGTCGATACATCGTACACAGTATAGAAATGAGTCCCATATCTCGTATTAGTCGCATCCGAACCATCATAGCAGGCTAATATATCGTTCTCTGAAATATCGGCAGTAAAAGCCTCTGCCGCCTTACTGTAATCGAAACCGCCAGCAGTCCACGTTCCCGCCGTATAATCTTTCGTTAATGTCCGACTCATCTCTAAAAGACTATCGGCGTAACGTCTGGTAATATTGCCCGCATCAGAAACGGCATAGGCGGAATCGGTATCTAATGCAGTTTGGTAGGTCTCGCCGGTAACATAACTCTCGGCAGCAGCAAGACATACGGAAGATATTCCTGTCGTGCTACTGAAAGCGTCCTTATAATCCCTTATCATCCACGCTTCAGTCTGCATATTTCTTCGGTATGCCTTTGTGATATAAGTCGAATCAGATGGCACTATGAATATATATAAGAATTTGCCTTGTGGCCCCATTACTAACCAGCAGCGATTCTTATATTGAGGGTCTAAATCTTCCTGAAGATACCTGTGTATATTGTCCCCGATACTCTTTTTTACCGAACCACCGGAATAGGCGTGGACATTATAATCAGTTCCCAAAAAGTAATGAACATTATTATAACTGAACAAAAGATGATAACTTAAAAGACCCAAGTCTGGTATAACCGGAACAGGACTAAAGACAGTTGAACCCCCTACCCAATTTATAGACCATATTCCCCTTGTCTGATAGATTATGTGGTCACTACCGAGAGACGCCGACCATACATTAGTGCCGCCCGTATCCAGCAGATTAGCAAAACCTGAACCCGTACCAGTCCAAGTCTCTATCTTACCGATAGTAGGCCAGCGAATACGTTGATTATTCTTAACCCAAGAGGCCGTCGCCGAATCATACTCTCTTGGACTTACAAGTAGCAACCTATTTCTTTTGGATAGACTTACCTGTAAAGCTCTGTGAGTACTGCCATCGTGATAATCACCACCGCCAACTAAATCGGCAAAGTCCGTCTCCCATTTGCCCGCCCATCTTTGAATATTCGATAAACCACCATCACAGATTACTATATGGTGATAAGCATTAGTTCTGGTATTGTCATCGTCAAGATAAATGGCAGTATCATCGTGGCCGACCACTGCATAACTTATGGGATTACTAATTGCCGACGCCATTGTAACACTACCTTGAGTCTTGTCATCCCACGTATTATTTACTCTGTCGTGGTCGTAAATCTTCTCGGTGGTTACAGCCATTAAATGGCCTGTATCGTCAATAATTTCCTTCCATTGAAACGAATGAAGAATAGTATCGCCAGTATTCAATCCTGTAGGATAAGCAGTCAAATCAAGTTTGGCAAATCCCCACGGAGTCCTCAAAAGTCCATACTCATAGACTACATTCTGACTGCCTTTGGCCGCTTCTCTTAAATCGAGAGCGTTAGGTGGCACTAAAGCATTCAATCCTAAATCTGGACTTTGAATAAGTGGCATAATTTAATCTTGGTCAGTACATTTAACCAAAACTCCAATAGGAAACCATCGAATAACAACACTTGTGCCATTATGTGTAATTTCCCAATATTTACCTTTCGCAACTGGAAAAGATATACTATATTCGTATCCATTGCCATAAGAGTTAACTTTTTGTACTAAATCCCCACCAGCAGCAGGATTGTTATCAGTATCAATATAAGCATTAACAGCATTTCCCGCACCTGTTGCTGTCCATACCGCAAGAACAAAACCGTCTTGATTCGCAAGATAAGCATGAGCTGCTGCAAGTGTTTGAGAATCATCGTCTTCATCAGTATAAGCGCCAAAAACCGATACTATTCCAAGAGCCGAGCCAGTTACGTCTCCTCTCAAATAGACATCAGAAAAATCAACTTCATCATAAAAATTAGAAGTACCATCAATCGCCATATCGCCGGTAATAGTAACGTCAGTAGCAACTTTCAATGAACCCTTTACCGATATATCGCCATCAACATAGACATCAGAAAAATCAGCAGAGCTATCGACTTTCAACACTCCATCAACAGTCAAATCTCCGTCCATAGCTACGTTGCCGGATATATCCACAGAGGCATCGAACTCGTGCGCCCCAGCCCAGGTAACATCCCTACCACCCCATTGCTTGTCTGGATGTATCATTAAGACAGTCCAGTCGCCGGTCGTAGAGTTTCCGGCAGCTTTGGTAGCACACCATAGGATTGCGTTCTGAGAACCGTCCCAAGCCCAAACTAATCCCCTCGCTCTGTACGTGCCGTCCCCGACTACGGGCGAAGTAATGTCCCCACCGTCGTCGCTGATTTCCATTCCGAGAATTGCGCATCCGCCTGGGGTGTGGATGGCGCCGACCGTAGCATCGGCAAAAGTCGAATGTTCCTGGTCTAACCTCTTGCGAACACCTTTGGCTATGTGTTGACTGTATCTATAATCAAATCCGTGCGGTTGGTTGACATCGACAGTCTCAACATTCGTCCAACCACTGCCCGAACCGTCAGGGTGTACCGACATGATTTATCTCCTTATATTATTTTCATTTTCAACATAGGCTGAAAATGCTTATTTACTTTTCCTGATTTAGACAAATTCTCAAATCTCCACAAAGGTTTCAAATTCTCTATCGCCCAACATCGTTTGAAATCTATATCTTCTGGGAAATCAAAATTAAATGCGCTTATAGGTATCTGGTGGTCGATATGCCATTCACCGTAATTATCCCAAGACATACCCTCGACAAATTGAGATTCTATATGCTGTTTTAGTTCTTGTAATGTATATCCTACAAGTGTTTCCCAATGCAACCCATTTTTGTTTCCGTGCAGACTATACCTTATTCGCCTACTAATATTGCGACTTAGCTTATTTCTTGGGACTTTAGCACGTTTGGCATCGTGCTTTTTTTGAATTGAAGCTACTTTTTTAGGATTGGCTTTGCGCCAACGTTTGCGTATTTCGTTTTGTTTTTGTCGATTATTCTTTTGCCATTTAGCTTTGATTTGACGACTACGTTTGCGGTTATCTTCCGTCCATTTTTGCGCTAAGATAATTGCGCAAACCTTGCACTTGCTACACAAACCATCCTTAGTGCGAGAATTTTTATGAAACTCCCCCTCATCCTTCCAGATTTTACATTTGCTACATTGTTTCAAGATTCATCTGCTTTCCTCCTTCTCATTTATATCCCTAACTTACTTATAAACCATAATAAAGTAAATATTCCTAAAAGTAAAGCAACACAGAAAAATGCTGCTACAAACGGGTCTGGGTCGCCTGTGGGTATTGGTGGCATTTATTTCTCCTTCTCGTAAATTTTACAAATATCTTGATAATCTTCCCACGTATTGAGGCTCTTGATTCCCAACTTCTTCATAGATACTTTTTTTGTCCTCATTGTCCGCCTCATATATTTAGTAACGTGCTCTCTATCATCAGGTGTTTTAGCTTCGTTGTATGCCCTTTGGAGAGCGTTAAACGAAAATACCTCTACATCACTACCCTCGCCATTCAACTGCCCTTCATCTTCACTTGTATTATACGCCAAATCTACATCGCTGTCAAGAAATTCGTCTATACATTGGTCAATTATTTCAGGGTCTATCAAGGGGCAATCAGCGGTAATTCTAACGATAATATCAGTTTCTTTGGCTGCTGAGTAATACTCAGCCAAAACATCTCTTGCTCCAGGATAGAAATGAAAGATAATGGTTTGCTTCCGAGCGATTGAGTTCAACTGTCCATCTGGTGAGGTTAATACAATATCATTGATAAGGGTGCTTTTCTTAACTCTCTCTATAACCCTCTCAAGACAGGTTATCCCGCTATCGGGCGGTATCTTTAAGAGTACCTTATTTGGTAGTCTCTCACTGCCTAAACGAGCTTGAATAATAGCTACCACTTTCATTTTAAGTACAAATCAGTTTGCATCCTGCCCCACATAGCGGCCACTTTTCTCTTGGTGTAGTCTATTTCTTTTTGGTAGTGATACCCGTATAAATATTCGTGATGCAAAAGATATTCGTCTTGAGGAATCCGAATTTCTATGCCCTTTCCACTCGCAACGCCAAGCCAATATTCGGTGCAAGGTGTTTCTATAAGTCTTTCTCTCGGCGAGCCATAAGGCAAATTAACACCAAATAAACCAATTACCTCAAATTTCTCGTATATGGCAAGGGCTATCTGATACGCAAAGGTACAGGTAAAATATAGAGGGCAATCAAACATTTTTGCGATTTCAGTTAAAGGATAACAAACCGACATTGGTATTTCAGGATACCTTTTTATCATATATATTGGCTTCTTGCATTTTTTGAGCCATTCAACTTCTCTTTCGCTTGAGGCATATAGTTCGTGTATCTCAAACCATCTATCGGCTCGCTGTTGGTCAACTTCATTCAAACCCCAACATTCCCATTCTTTATTATCATAGGGGGCATAATCTCTGCCTGTCCCACAACCGATAATGGCAACCTTCTTCCGCTTCGGCGTTACTTTAACAATACCTTTTTCCGCATCTATAATCTTTATCATCTCATCATCTCCTTTTTCATCATATATTTCGAGCCGCAATGCGGGCAGCACGTTCCGAATTTGGGTCTTAGTTTGTCAGCGTGTTCCTCACCGATATTGACCAGAAGTTTTTCAATCCAATCCTTACTGATAACTTGGAACGGTTCCTTGCATATTCCGCATACCACGCTGTTTAATACTTGGTGTGGATACTTGACGATAGTAAGTTGGTTGTAATCACGGGTAGTCTTTGGCCAGCACATCTTGAAGTGGCCTTGAACCTTGTTTATTAGAATAGCAGCTCTCTCGTAAGCCTTGCCGTCCATCTTGCCGTAACGACCTTTTTTGAGGGCTTCAATGGTTTTAACTTTTGCATTTGAAAATTGCCGAGGAGTTATCTTTATCGTTTCAATTAAATTTTCCACGTCCTTAAAATATGGTGAGATTTCTGACATAATCTTATTGGAATCAGACCACCAGTTCTTGGATTCCTTGACGTTTGCATCACCGAATTGAAAGGCAGGCATACCGAGAAGATGTGCCCCGACCGCCATAGTCGAACCGGCGTGAATGAGAATATCAGAATTTATCATTAACTCCAAACACACAGCCTCGACATCAAGGGGTATCTTCAATTTATCAAGACGTTCCTTGTAAGGTTCAGTGATAACGCCTGGATGGGTAGTAACGAGAATATTGTACTTATCATTTAATGCCTTGTGTAATTGCTCTATCATATCCAAATGTCTATCTCTGCCGGCAATGTCTTCCTTGAACTCGTCTATTTCGTCTATTCTCAAATCGGGCGAATGGTCGGCAAAGCCCCACGGTGATTGTATGAGTATCGTCTTCTTCGTTTTCTTGAATTTGTATTTCTGGTTAAATTTATCTCTATGACGATACCTTTTCTTGAAATCTTCGTTTAAGTATTTGTCCGCCGAGAAAGAACCGACCGCATAGACGGGGAACCTGCATCCCCTCTTTTGGAGTATCTGTACTTCATCCTCGCCCCATACTATTTCCATATCAGCTATGTAAGGCATATTACCCCAGATTTCAGCCTTTTGCCTCGCGTCCATTTTCTTAAAATCAGCCCAATCACAACTCGGCTCGGTATGTCTTGTAACCACGCCAACACCCCACCTTTTAAGCGTCTCGGCGAAGTCCCTGCTATACATATTCCGTATCGGCGGTAAGAGTACAACATCAGGTTCAATCTCTAAAGTCTTTTGCCTGCCTTCTCTCAAGCAAGGCGATACCCAAACATCGTTGCCTAACGACCTTAACTTGTCAGATAAGAGTTCGTCTATTAGAATGTCTCGTCTGGGAGAAGCTGTTAAAACCAATATGCGTTTACGCTCTTTTGGTGTTGGTGCTGTTTTCTTCTTTGCCATTTATTGCTCCTTCTCAAGAATAAGTCTTGTTTTGGTTTCGCCACCGAAACCCCGTTTGAATTTGCTTATGTTCACAAGTTTTTCATTGCCAGAAAATACCTGTTCGCCCAACTCCATATATTTTAATCCTTGTGTATGTATTATCGCGTTCCATATTATAGCGTGATTTGGATGTTGTTTTACGGATGTACCTGAAGCATAATATCCTATGCCATTGTTATTTATATAAAACAAAGCTCCGCCAAAAATAGACCCTATCTCTCTATCGTAAATGACAAACGCTTCGCCTTTGTTTATCATTTGCTTTTGAATATGCCACGTTTCAAAACTGCGCGTCTGGCCTTTTGTATGATTATGTAAATCCATTAAATCAGAGATAACTCCTGAACTTACAATATACTCCTTGCGATTATTTATAAGACTTTTATAGCTTTTTCTTAGATTACTATGTAATGTAGTTGGGTCTTTTGTAACATCTATAATCTGCGTATAATACGGTCTCGCCTTGTGTCTGTGCCTCAAAAGGAACTGGCTTATCACCGATAATTTACCGTCTATCAGAAAGTCCATATAGTAGATATTCTGGCATATATCGTAAAGACGCTCTATATGTAGCTTTTGGAGCCGTTCGTCGCCCACAGCGACCACAGGACGCCAGAAACCGCTAATCCTGCCGTCTTTCAACCCCGCTATAATCGTTATTTCGTCAGACCTGAAAGATAGGTCTTCGTATTCGCCGGACATTGCTTGAGCGTATTCAATATCCAGAGGGCTATAAAGGGCTGTTAGTTCTTCAAGTTTCATTTTCTTTTACAATATTCCACCATATAGACCATAATTCTTCATCCGATAAACTATCACAATTTAAACCCGCCAGTTTAGTTTGCTTACGAATTTTTTTAATTGCTTGTTTTTTAACTTCTTCCAACTTCATCGGATAACTCTCACAGTCTTGAATGCTTCGGCAAAATCAACACCTATTTGCATACCACGATACATAGCTAAAGTTTCTATTCCTTTTACGGAGCGGGGGTGCGGATAAGCTCTTACTTCTGCTGAATATTTATCTATAAGATTATTCCACTTATCTTTTACTTGTTCTTTCGTCAATTTATAAAACACATCTGGCGAGAAACTTGTCGGGAAAGACCATTCGGTAGAACTCAAAACCTCAAAGGAATATATCTCTTTTACGCAACAATCAGGCATAGGCCGCGCCGCCGTTATCACCGCTTGGTATGTTATGCGATGGTCTATGTTTAAGTCTTTCTCGTAATGGGTGAAGATGATGTCGGGTTTCCGTTGTTCAATATAACTTTCTACTTTTTGAACCCAATGCAATAAAGGTACTTCATCAAATTTATTATCCTGAGACTTAAATCGTCCTTGGCCTAACAAAACGATGCTTATTGTATTACCTTCTCTTTTCAATCGCTCTGTCGTACCGCCACAACCGAGTATCTCATCATCAGGATGTGCTGCTACAACCAATATCCTCATAATCAGTCTCCATTGCCCTTATCACATCTTCTTTGCTACATTTCCATCTCTCGAAATAGATGGGTTTGCCTTCCTGTGGCCTTGGCTTGGGTCTTATCTCCAAAATGTATGGTATCATTTTTTCTCTGATAATTTTATCCGCCCTATCGTAAATCTCATCCGCCGTACCATAGGATATATCCAACTCACTGCGACAGTAAATCGCACCTGCATCAATTTCCTTGACGCATCGAATAGCACTTATCATCGTCTTTTTATGGCCACGTATTATTAAATTCTGCAACGGACTCCCCCCGCGCCCATAAGGCAAGTCCGTGCAGTGAAATACAATCACTTCCCAGTTTTCAAAGATTTCAACTGGAATATACCAACTCCAAAATGGCACAAAGATATAATCCAAGTTGTCGTAAAGCAGCAACTTCATCGGCGTAAAATCTTCGCGCTTTGTTATATCTGCTTCGCCACGATTGCTAACTATTATGGATTTTGTTGAAGTCATCTTTGTCTATCGAGAAATATAGACTATTCTCATATACGCCTTTCCAGTATTTTCTATTTGGCAAGGCCGTTGTAAATCCATTGTACTTAACAGTAATACTTTGCCAAAAAGAACAACCCTTTTCATTTGCGCCATAGCACTCTCCAAAAACCGTCTTGAGATTAAGATGATTGAAGGCTTGATCTAAAAGCAAATCAACGGCCTTTTCGCCTAAACCATCTTTTCTTTTTTCAGGGTCGATGATAAGTGTTATCTCGCCTATTCGGTTTTCCCAACTTATATAAGTTATGCCACCCATACCAAGAAACTTGTGAATACCTGTTCCTGTGCATATCGCCCAATATCTATGCTCGGAATTTCTATCGTAGACTCTATCGTGATAAAAGTCCGCTTGCATTTCCTCTGTAAGCATAAATGGCGTGCGCCAGACTTCCATTTCGGCGTTGCGCCAAATACGAACTCGCTCGCATTGTTCAAGGGTCAGAGCTTCAAGCTTCATTTTTTCTCCTTCTCTGGAATAAAATCACAACTTCCTTTTGGTCGTGAATATATGCCACAATATGTACCAAATCTTTGATTTTGTGAATTCCCAATATTTGCCTCAAATCTTTGGCATTTCATACACTTATCTATATCTTGTTGCTCTTTCATACTTTCTCCTTCTCAAGTAATCTAAAAGTTTCCTGTGCAACAGCACCTTCAAGAGCATCTATAGGATGTTCCCAGTATTTCCTGACCATACCCAAAGCGTGTCTCATAGCCATTACAGTCTGGTCTATCTCGCCTAATCCGTGCGACCAGTTTATGAATTGGGCATATCCGAACAAGACTCCTTTCTTGAGACATTCCTGCCAGAATAACGACTTGTGGGCTTCGGTCTTAAACTTGAAAAATGTTCTCGGTGGATAACCCAAAATGCTCACACCGTCATTCAAATTCATTACACCTACCAACTGTTTAAAACTCTCTGTGAGTCTTGAACCCATAATCCAAATCTGTTTGATAACGCCTTGCTCCTCAACTATCTTAATAGTCGCAAGGGCAGCAGCAATCGAAAGAAGTTCGCCGCCAAAAGTCGATGATACGAAACAATCACCTTGCAATTCTTTCATCAGTTCCTTCTTCCCACATATGCAGGAAATAGGCAATCCGTTAGCCATTGCCTTACCCAGACAGGTCAAGTCTGGCGTTACATCGAAATATTTTTGGGCAGTCCATTCCAAAGTGCGAAAACCGGTAACAATCTCATCGAATATCAACGCCGCTCCGTGGCGATTACATAGTTTTCTGACCTTGCGAAGATATTCCTGCTTCGGCTCTTCGAGGATATAAGGTTCCATAATGACGGCGGCTATTCCAACAGTAGATGAGTCTTGCTTGTCAAAAATCTCTATCATAGTTTCAATGTCATTGTATTTGCATTGCATTACATATTGTTCGGGAACACCTTTGTTCTTAGAAGTCGTAAAAGCATACCAATCGTGCCATCCGTGATAACCGCAACAAATAATTCCTTCTTTGCCGGTATATGCCCTTGCTATCCTGACTGCCGCCGAGGTCGCCTCGCTACCCGTTTTCAGGAATCTAACCATCTCAGCAGAAGGGACAATATCGACTATCTTTTCGGCCAATTCAGTTTCCAGATAATTGGGAAGCGAGAACAGAATGCCTTTGGCTAATTGGTCGATAATCGCTCTATTTACTATTGGATTATTATAGCCTAAAAGGATGGCGCCGAGTCCACAAGGGTAGTCTATATACTTTTTATCGTTGTCGCCCCAGACATAGGCGCCATCGCCTTTAGTAATGTACTTTGGATAAACTCCATCCACAAACTTCGATGGCATCTTAGAAAGAGTCTGAACGCCATCGGGAATGATTTCACAAGTTCTTAGCCAGTTACTCATTTGTCTCCTTCTCAATAGACTCCAATTCCATCTCACGAAACTGTATTTCTTTTGCTGCAGGCTCCCATCCACATCTCAAACTCTTTATAAATATCCGACATAAATAACGAGTTTGCTCAATACCAGCCTCGCATAGTTGTGTTACAACTTCTAATATGTGTACCTTTGTGAGAAATCCACCCATCCCCTCAAGTTTTGCACCTTTAACGTATGCCCAATCAGCAATCTTAAACTTTGCCATAATTTTACTCCTTCTCATTTTTCCATTTCCTGGGGTCTAATATATTCTCATCGTGAATCTCAGCGGAGTTCATACGATGAAACGGTCTTAGGTTGTCTTTCAACTGTTGCAATGAATCCACGCCGATTATTACACGGTCTATACAGGGATTCATCAAGCAAAAAGCTATGCACTCCCAAGGTTTGAATTTCTCTAAGAGCTTGCCCCGCAAGAAGATAGAACGGACGTGGATTTCTGTGCCTCCTGACTTTAGTTCTGCAAAGTATGGCTCAAATCTCCGGTCGAATATCGAATATGGAACTTGAATAATATCCGCTTGATGTATTCCGAATGTTCCAAAGTGCGGAATAGACGATGGTTCATAAATAGACAACCCTTGTTTTTCAGCAGACGTTACCTTGCACCAAAATGGTTCCCAAATCACTCCTTCGTGCGCCAAATAACCATAAGGTTTTCTCGGAAATTCATCAGTGCCATCGCCCTTTGTAACAACTTCAAAAGAAGTAGAGATGTTCGACCAATCCCACTCGTATGCAACGGCAGTGTCAACCATATCAATTCCAGAACACTGGCAGTAATCCAGTATCTTTTTCTGCTCATCTTCGGAGACCTTGACCCCGTTGTATTCCTTGCCGAAATTGGCCGTCCCTAAAGCTAATCTTGAAAATATGCTCATAATCCTATTTTCCTTCTCAATTCTTCTGGTGTTAGCCATTGGTCATTCTTATCTGACGTATATCCTTCTGTAAGAGATTCGTGCAGTTTTTCTCCAGGTCGGATTCCTGTAATCTTAAAAGTACATTCGGGGTCTATTGCTCTTGCTACATCTACCATCCTCATAGATGGTATTTGTGGTATTGCCACCTTATCATTTGCTGTTATCAATGATACGAGAACAAATCTTGCAGCATCTTCCAAGGTCAACCAAAATCTTGACATATCAGGATGAGTAATAGGAAATTCTTTTATCCCCGCCTCTTTCAACTTTAGGAAATGCTCGATGACCGAACCTCTTGAATTGAGGACGTTACCATATCTCACTACCGAGAACCTTGTCTTATTGAACGAATTGGCCGCAAGGAATATCTTCTCGGCGCATAATTTGGTAGCACCGTAAAGATTTACAGGATTAACGGCCTTGTCCGTAGATATTAAAATCGCCTTATCTACGCCACAGTCAATACAAGCCTCAACTACATTTACAGTACCGTCAACGTTTGTCTTTATGGCCTCGGTTGGATTATATTCGAGTGTTGGAATCTGCTTAAGAGCTGCTGCGTGGATTACTATATCAACGTCTCGACATACTTCCTTAAACCTTTTAATATCTCGTATATCACCTAAGAAAAATCGCAAACAAGGATAATAGTCAAACTTTTCAGCCATTATCTTCTGCTTGTACTCGTCTCTCGAAAATATAATCAGCTTTTCAGGTTTGTAATCAGTGCATATCTTCCCTACTAAGGCATTACCTAACGAGCCAGTTCCGCCACTAATTAGTACCTTTTTATTATTTAACATTAACTAACTTTCCGCTTCTTATTGATTGTTCACATATAAATTGAGCTTGCGTACAAATACGCGCCCATCCATATTCATCTTTGGAAATATCCTCTAAGGCAAATCCTATTGGCCTATTGACAAGAAGCCCCCCATCTTCTGGCAATTTTTCATTGAAAACTATTTTTACGCCTTGATAAGTTAATTTCTTCTTTGGCATTGCCGCCAATACGCTCGGTGCTATTGGGGCTATACCTATTAGTTTTAGGAAATCTCTACGTTTCATTGCTTTCTCCACTTTCTGCGCAACCACGTCCCGCCAATCAACCACGCGAAATATAAATATTTCTCATCTTTGAATGTCATATAGATATATTTCACGCTTTTGCTTTCTCAAATAGTGCTTCTATAATTATCGTCAGCCTATGTTTTTGGCACAGAGGTTGGTCTTTAGGATAAAATATTCTTATTCGAGATAGTTCCTCGAATTTCTTAGCTTTTCCTAAACTTAATGGTATTTGAAGACAAGGTAAATAATCTCCATTTTTATTTATAGGAACTTCTTTATCACAATTTGGCATTACACATTTCACGCTATTGCCCTGTAAATACACAAAATTTATCGCCATCCCAAGCTATGCCACAAGGAACAGTTATTGCTTTTATTTTAGTAGTATCTTGAGCAGGCAACCAACCATCATAATCTGTTTCAAAATGTGTCTCTACACCAACAGCAAAAGCAATAGCAAATTTATCTTCATTAGTCAATTCTATTGGTCTATCTCTTTGAGCTAATTGCCTTTGTATTAAAAGATTAGCTTTAATCAATATATCATTTGGTGTATTACTCACGCTATTGCCCTTAACATTTCACCGTCTATCAATTGACGATGGTATGTTTTTTCGCCACCATAATCTATTTCACCTAAAGAGTTCTCCGCTTCCCTTATCGCCTGTACCATCACAGCGAACCTGTCGGGCAGAATAGCAAACGAACCATCCAAACCCTTGCCATCAATAGTGATATGCTTCTCGATGACCTTGGCACCCAAACTGACCGCAACTACCGGAGCTACTATGCCAGTCGTATGGTCTGATAAACCGACAGGAACCTTAAAGCAATGCTCCAAAGCGGGAATGGTCTTTAGGTTCATTGATTCTACGGGTGCGGGATATTGCGAAGTGCATTTTAACAACGTCAAATTCCTTCTCAAAACTTTGACCACTGATTCTATTTCCTTATAGGTGGCCGAACCTGTACTTACTATAACCGGCTTATCAGTTTTGTCAAGTGCTAATATTAAATTTTCGTAATTTATTTCAAATGAGGCCACCTTGTACGTTTCAATGCCCATTTCCTCGGCTATAGGTACGGTTCTGGGGTGAAATACCGTAACAATAAATTCCATTCCTCTGGCCTCCGTATGCTCTTTCAGGCGAGGTATCCAGTCATAAGGCATACAAGCCTTCTCGTACAATTCGTATAGGGTATGACCCTGCCAAAGTCCCTTCGTTATTTTGAACCTTTCATCATCTTTAGGTAAGGTCATATCATCCGGTGTGAACATCTGGACTTTCAAAGCATCGGCACCGGCCTCGGCAGCCGACCAGACTATCGCCAGAGCCTTTTGAAAAGACTGTTGATGCTCGGCACCCATATCAGATATTATTTTGATTTTGTTCACGATTTACCTTCATAGTAGCATTGATAGACATTATTATTGCCTCTGTTTCATTATGTTCTAACTCGAAACCTCTCAATGCCTGCCATTTACCACCTTTCCAATACAAGAGCGCTACAAACGGACGTTGACGACAATCATATTCTACGCAATCAGGAGGCATTTCCTCTCTGGGCAATTTACATCCTTGAGAAGAATGAAAACCAGTTTCGTCTGTCCACAAATGCCTGTTAGCATCATTTATAAAAGGCTTTCTCTTTCTACTGCATTGGCCACAGCAATATGGAATATCACTTCTCGGCCTTAGTGGACAATCTATGCCATATTTACATCCATTTTTACTTGTCAAAGAACTCTTCTCAGTAAAGTTCGTCTCCATATTCCTTCCCATCCCATTCGTGTAGAATCTCGTTTCGCTCTTTGAACTCATCGAGCCAATCGTTAAATGTCTTTTTCCATTTCAACGCTTCCAAGGTCGCTTGCTGTCCCCCGATAGAATTCCAAGCCTTCCACACACCGTAAGCGATAAGCCCTTCGTCTCCTTCGCATATATCGCTATATGTAGGGTCGTCAGTTGTAAGGTCATGTGGCCAGAAGTCCCCTACGAATCTTAAATCATCATCGCAATATGCAGTTAAACACAAAGGGAATATCTCAATATTATTGCCTCGGCGAGTCCAGTGCGTAGGTCTGTCTTTTGGTACGTTGGTATGGGTCGGGTCTGGATATTTGGCATCGAAATCGTCAATAAACATATATGTAAGTTTTCTCGATTCGAGACCATCTAAATAATAAACATCAAATACCCGATTAACTCTTTCTAAAGTAGAAGTGTCGCCAACCGTTATATCGGCTACCGCATACCTTAAGGTTTGTGTAGTATCTATGGAATCCCTGTTATCAAAAGAAAGACATTCTAAATTAACGCATTCGCGGGCAATTCTTTTTTGGGCTTCATTTAACCAGCGAGTGCATCTTGTAGTATCTACCAGAGGTTCTCCGGCGGCAGTCCTACCCGTAACGGCCTGAATCTCATCGATAAGATGTTCACCTATCAAAGCCATATCATCTCCTTGTTAGTTAGATACAGGCAGGGCGCCCTGCCCATATCCAACCTGAGAAGGCCAAATTACCAACCTACTAACAAATATCGGAATCTAACATCTTCCGCTGTATAACCTGAGTTCCGCCTAAACGTAACATTTCCTGCCGAAATAACACAGTCCGTGTTAAACACAAGACAGTTGTTATCGTCGCCATTCATATCAGCCATACCCATTCCAAAGTTGCATGTGGTAAGGATGGTAGGAACCTCTACGGTAAGCGAACCGGAACTTATATCGTAGTATCCAATATCTACTCTTCCAGCACCAGGTAAAGTTCCTGACCTTTGAGTATCTAAATCTCTACCCATAATAAGCTCCTTTCGTTATTGTGAACTAACGCAAAGTAAAGCGTGAGGATACAAATAGATACCCGCACTGGCATCGGTTAGCCCGCCTTCGCTTTGGTCGCAACTGGTAAGCCACGATTGGTCGGCAGTCATCTCAAAAAGAACCGCTCCTTTACGACATAAAGTATCTGTCGTAAAATCAAAGCCCTTGGAAGCGTCGGCAGCCCCCCTGAAGAGACTTACGTCATTCAAAGGTGGCACGCCGCCAACCCAGAACCAACCATAACCATCGCCGAAAGTTTGTACTAAAACAACCGTACCATCACTGTCTAAGGTTGCACAGGGCAAACAAATGCCATTCCCCATATCCGTAAGGTCGGAACTAACCGCCGTATAACACTTGGAAACGACATAATACGGCGATACCGAAAGGTCAGTATCGCATTTTTCCGAAGTTGAGCCGTCAGTATGGGCACACCATGCACCCTTCAGACTATAATCGGTCGATGTTATAACGTCAACGCCGTCCTCGTAAGAATGAAACATCAAGTACATCATCGTGTACCATCCGGGCGCATTGGCGTTGTTTGAGTATGCCATCACCTTGGTTCCCACCGGAACCGGAGGCGTTTCATTGGCAGCGGTCGTTATCATATTATCAACAGTGTTATCCCAGCCGTCAGTAGGAATACTGCGATTGGGATTTACCGCCCCAGGCCATCTGTCAATTAAATTGAGATAACATAATCTTACAGTAGTCATTTTCTTTTTCCTTAAAATTAAATCTTAGTTTACATTTTTCCCGTATTTTACGAGAGGACTTTTAATAGTATCCAACAAAAAACTTGCCGGATACCAAATTACCATAAGTCTTTATTCTAACTGACGTTAGAAAGCCACATAGAGGACGAAGGTTTCCAACAGAAAAAGTTTCCGACCATCATAACCCTGGCGAGCCAGTAGTCATAACCGTTGGAATTTTCGCCCTGCCATTTAAAGCCCGTGAACTTAAAGTCCCTTGCGTACCACATTCTCCACTCCCAGTAACGAAGATTGAGTATGAAAACCCATGCCTTCATTTCGCTGGAAGTCTGGAGATAGGGAACACTGACTATCTCGTGGCCGTCAAACATCATACTGCGAATACCCTGCGATTGCTTAAGGCCAGGTTTGTAAATCACCTTGCCTTCCATTTCGGCAGCCACTTTGTTCCACAAGGTCGGGCAACACAAAATCATCAAGTCGTCCGCGCCTTCCATAAAATGAGCGATATTGCTCTCGTTCACCCACTTACGGATATTGGATGTAGTAAAGTTTGCCGCAGCCGCCTGAGTTCCTGCTGTTATGGACGACCATAATCCTGATGGGTCTGAACCCTGCCAATAGTCGGCAACGTTACTCGCCGCCGTTCTGGTAATCGTGCCGTAAGTCACATCAGCATCCAAAGCAGACACCAAAGACTGAAAAGTTACGGCGCCATCGGCAACTCCTGTCGCACTGCCGGAATTGAACATCTTGGCTTCCATCCATCTTCTAAGGTCTCGATGTGCTTTAGTTACCATGTGTTCCGGCAAATCGAGCAACTGCTCTTCCTTACCCGCTTCGGCGTTCTGAACCTCTTCATCAACGTCATACCGAAGAGGTAATGTGGCATATTTCCAGGTGAACCTCGGTTTTTCCAAAGTCGTTTTCTTGGAATCAAGCAAGGCCGAATTGGCGGTATATTCCTGAACCTGACTTTCAAGAGTATCGGTGTCGATAAGTTTCTCGATGTATTTACCGCCTTTGAAAGTTTTTTTTACCTGCCCGTTCCGTTCCAAAGCCTCGATAAGGGGTACTCGCATTCTAACTTGGTCAACAAGGGTACGGTCAAAAAGTTCCCTCGTTGCCAAAGTAACATCTCTTGTACTCATAGTTTAACTCCTAACAAATAGTTTACGTCTCGGTTAGCCAAGACTTATCCGTTTTCATATCAGCGAGCACCTCTTTCATTGTACCTGACTTTCTTGTAGTCTTGGTATGAGATACACCGCCTGAACCACTATCTGTCGGAACCTTATTCTTATCCTTTTCAGCCTTTTCCTTAGCTTCAGCCTCGTCTTTGACTTGCTTGTAGCATTTGCGCATCAAGATATAGCCTGCGTATTGAGTCTTGGGTTGCTTTTCTTTTCCGGTATCTACCAGGCTATCAGCAAGTTTATAGGCATCGTTGCGATACTTAGAGCCGAACTCCTTATCGCAGTCTTTGAGGATTTCCTGCTTCATTTGCTCAACAGCAAGTACATCCCGTCTCTGCTGTTCTATGGATTCGGCTTTAGCAATCTTTTCCTCTTGCTTCGCTATCCTTTCGGCTTGTTTTTTATTGCTTTCTTCAAGCTTTTGGATATTACTGATAACGCCCTTATCAACGTACTGAGTATCCATTTCGGCAAGTTGGCCTTTCTTGTCTTGTACCGTCTTTTGGTTAGCTTCCAACTTTGCCTGCATTTCTGCGAGCTTGGCATTTGACTCTTCCAGTGCCTCTGCATTTTCTTGAGCTTCTAACTTAGCCTTGCTTGCAACAGATTCAGCTTGGTCGAGTTTCTGCTTCTGCTCATCCCACTTCTTGGTCTCAGCTTCAGCCTTAGTCTTTTCTTCGGCTTCCAATTCTTCCTTTGTTTTTTCAAGTTCCGGCATTATTATCTCCTTTGAAATTCATTTTGAGCACGTAGTCTCTTTCATTCAAATTAGGTTAATCACCTCGGCTATCCTTTCGGCTCATAGTCCTATTGGCTGCTTCGGTGAACTATTTATTTCTTCATTCCTGCCGCCCAACCACGTTTTCGTTTTTTCTTACCTTTTCTTTTATATGGACACGGCATTACTTCTCCTTTTTCTCTTTTGGTTCAAAATTAGGACAACAATGATTTGGGTCAACTTCTTGGTATCTGTATGTTTTGCCACAATACAAACAACCAAATTTTACATTGCTATCTGGTTCTTTCGACAGTTCTTTTCCGCAATTAGGACACAACATTATTTCTTCTTTTTCTGTTTAGCTTTTTGTTCACGTTCTTTCTTGGCAGCCACTTCCAACTTAAATATCGTTTCATCTATGTCAAGTTTGCCCTGTTGACGGTCGATATTTAGTTGTTTCTTATCGAAATCGCCCTTCTCGGTATTCCTCGCCTCTATGCCCTCAACTGATTGCTGTTCTTGAGCGAATTGCTGTCTTGCTTTCTGGGCTATCATCTGAATAGCCTGCTCAGGTGTAATTTTCTGCTCTCTAACAGCTTGGTATAGTTGATTGAACTGAAAGAATAGTTGCCAAGCCTGATGTTTCTGTAAAATTTTCTGCCAGTTGGAAATCTCGTACAATCTCAACATTTCGGGTATCATCACATTTACCATCGGCTGAGCCAACATCGCGTAAGCCTTTTCGTATCTGGCTTCTTTCTTCTCGGGATCGAAGGGAAGATTCACGCCAGGCTCAACGTCTATATCCATTCGGATAGACTTCATTTTTTGTTTAATCTGTTGGGTGCCAATTAGCTTGTCCTCGCCAACTATCCGAATAAATCTCCCAATGTCGTACTTATCTTGGCATATCTCTGCTACTAAAGTCGCTATCTGGCGCACCCATTCATCTTCAAAAACACTTTGTAAGTAAATCCTGTCGTTGGATGAGAGGGCAAGATACTGGGATTCGGTTGCCGACATCTCACCAGGCGGTTTCTTGCCCTGCGAAATATCCTGCAAGCCAACCATATTCTTGTATTCTTGTGAAAACAACTGATACAACTGAAGAGCACCGCCACCTATAGGAATTGGCGGTACTATACTAACTGCCTTGCGACCTATTGCGCCTTTGACAAGACGTATAATCGAGCCGGCACCGGAAAATATCTTAAATGCTTTTTTCGTCTTGGGATTTGTAGCTATAGCACCCGTTTCAAGAAGAACTCGCGGGTCGCCGAACTTCTTCATATTATTGACAAGATGACTTACAGTAACGTTTATCATATCCTGGTTAGATTTATACAACTGTACAGCGTCCACGCCCTGCCACATAAACGGAAGCAGATAGTGAGGAGTTACGATAAACGGCCATCTCGAATACGGATATTTCTGGTCATCCGGATTCAAGATTGTCTCTTCGTTTCTTATGATATGCTGACCGTAAGGATATTTAGGTTGTCTCCATTCCTTGACTACTCTTGTCGGCCAGTTTTCTCTTAGATATGGTTGCATCGTCTTGGCATCAAGGAACTGGCCATTGTTTGGAATTATAACACCCTGTTGTATTAACTCTTCTTCCGGTACATCCTTTTCGAGTTTCTCGTTAGTCGTATCATAGTTCTTCCGGTAATGCTCGCTGATTTTGACAAATTTTCTGTCTTCCTCTTTAGCGCTCTGCTGGCCACTCATCTTGTCGGATTGAAGAATAAGTTGCAATAACGCCGATGGGTCATTGGTTCCCATTCCCTTGTCTATGCCGCCCCTACCAGTCGCAGGATATGTCCCTGCGCTCGATACTTGGCCTCTAATGACATTGCCACCCTTACTTACAGCCTCTTTGTAGCTTGTGGCATTGTCCTTTAATTTTTTCGCATATTTCGGCCAGCGGTGCGTTGCCCAATCCAAATCTACATACCGAACCGTACCGCAATTACCTTCATCTATATATTCCCTGTCGGAAGCCCAGAACTCCGCAGGATGCCACAAGCGGTGTTTTACGTCGCCCACCCATTCTTTTTTGGTATCGTCCCAGGCACCGTCCGGTTTGTCTTCCCAGTATATCTTGGATATTCTGTATCCGAATATCTTGCCACATAAACAGGCCTTTATCTGCTCCAACCGCATCCCGCCTTTTCTCAAACCTTTTTCCCAAATCCACTGAAGGGCTGATTGCCAGGTCTCGGCGGCATCCGTATCGCTGTCCTCCCAGGGATGAGCGAGAATCCTCGGATAATTCTTGGCGAGCTTGCATATCTCCTGAATGGCGGACGGCCAAATATAGTTGACTATTATCCAGTCCCAGTCCTTGTGGACCTTCTTGCCGTGAAGTTGGTCGCTGAAGAAATAGCGCAGAGACTCCTGCCATACGGAAGCCCACGAACCCGTAATACTCATTCCGTATTCTTGTTCCTTATCGAGTTCGGCGATAAACTCGCCTTCAACTTTTCCTAAAACGTCAGCCATTAGAAAACCCTTATATACGATTCCCACTTGCCAGTAATGTCATACCATCTACAGGAAATGTATTTTAGTCCGGCCAAATCAAAGGACAATCTGCATATTCTATTAGCGGCACTATCATTAACAGAAAGAGTTTTAATGTGCTTCTGCTCGGCGATTACTATTGTATCTACATAAAGAGCCGTAGTTAAATCGTTAATGAAGTTCAGTCCGGTAGTGCACGAAATATCAGCTATGTACTCTGCTGGCCCCATTTCAGGCCATCCCCAAAGTTCAAAAGCGCCATTTTTACCTTCCGTAGCCGTCGAGACACAAGCTGCATATATAACACAGCCATTAGCCTCATTACCTACCTCTATAGTGCCTTGGGTTAAATCCCTAATATTAGGCTGCGTATCATCCGACGGTCGATTGGCTGGTAAATCGTGCCAATGTGAAGTAAAACCTGGCGATGTGCCGTCAAAGCCAGAAATATCCTGAGACGCTTCGGCCAATAATACATAGCTCCCTTGAAATGTATTTAACATTATTTTGCCCCTAATTAAATTTATTTACAAATCTTCTTCTATCTCATAACTACCTGTGTGTGATTGTTCTGTTGGCTCACCATCTTTCCCAAAAACAGGCAAATCTTCTCTCGTTCTTTCGACTATTTTTGTACCGATACCGATACCATATCTAACTAAGACCGCACCTGTTACCATTCCCAATATAAATATAATTTCATTAAGGAAACTCATATCTTGCCCTCAATCCCAATGGCGAAGTATTACTACGTCTCGGACTTATAACTGAATCTACCTCTGCCAATATTTCCGTGCCGTGTCCGTTATTGTAAATCCTCTTAACTTCATCTGGTGTTACTTCTTTGCTAAAGAATACTACATTGTCAATGAGACCATTGGCATAACTTGTATCATACCTACCTATCCAAATAGCATGAGTGAGATTTTCTACAGAAACAAAAATGCCAGTGAGGTCATCAGTATCGTCAATACGAATAGCATTAAGATAGATTCTAAGTCCGGAACTCAAAGCTCCCCCATCGGCAGTTGCCACTAAGTGAATCCACTGATTTTCGTAGCCAGTTAGAACAGAATTATATTTACGGCCTCTACGAATACCTAAACTTTCATCAAATTGCCGCCAACGCAAGATATCATCACCTGCTATATAAAATACCCATTCACCATCCACACCCAAGACACCCTTACTTGTTACCACAAAGTCACTCGCATCGTGCATATAAACCCAGGCGCTGATACTAAACGGAATGAGAGCAGGTGTAAAATCAGCGTGGTCGGCAACTTCGATATAGTCATCTGTTCCGTCAAAATCTTGTGCTTTGTTTATTTTTCCGGCCACAGAATGAAATGTTGACGTCGCCGTTCCTGTGACATCTTTAACCGCCCCATTATGGTTTCCAGTTTCATCAATAATAACATCAGTAGCAAGGTTGTCATTCATCTTGTAATGAGCTATCAGAGACATTATTTCTCCTAATTAGCTGTTGGCTGAATCATTTGGAAGTTATTCCCATCATAAACTGCTACAACAACACTTCCTGATTCGATATAATTGTCTTCGGGGTCTTGGTCGTGTAGCATCTTTAGGGGTATTGCTCCTAACATATTGACATTAACCGCGCAAGAGCCCGTATTCTCCGTATTGGCAGTAAAAACTATCATCATACCTGTAATGTATGCTTTGGGTGGAGGGTCAAGCAAAATTACATAAGCGTCGTTATCTTGTGCGTCTGCCGCAAAATTATAAGTATTAGACACAAGGTCGGCGTTAATAATCAACTTCTGTGAGGCTTGAGTAGCGTTAAACTCTCCATATATTAGAGAGTCAGTGGCTTCTGCGGCCACGCTGCCTCTATTTTGATTGTCTATAATAAGAAGGTTTGAATTTGTAGTCTGGTGATAACCAGCACTGCGACCAATAAAAATGTTTTTACCACCAGTAGAATTTGAGTAACCTGAGTGCGCACCTATAAAAACATTAAAAGAACTATTATGTGTGGCAGTTCCTTTTCCAGATTCTTGACCTATTCCAACATTCCAACCCCCTGTCTCTTGATAAAAAAGAGCGTTATGGCCTACTGCAATATTAGCCACACCTGTATTATAATAAGCCGCAAAAACCCCCATTGCTGTATTATAAGATGTAGTGTTTTTAGTTAAAGCCCCTTTACCTAAAGCCATATTATATGAGCCGCTAATATTATTGTATAAAGCATTATTACCAATAGCAACATTATAGTTACCATCTTCATTTTTACTTAATGCCCAACTACCAACAGCAGTATTTTCAATCCCAGTTGTATTATGGTACATAGAATCATGGCCGTAAGCTGTATTTTTTTCTCCAACTGTATTGGAACGCATTGAATTATAACCAGAGGCAGCATTAAATGAACCTGTTGTATTGCTATAAAGTGCTAATGTTCCAAAGGCTGTATTATAGTAACCTTTATTACTTTCTCCCGCCCGATAACCAACAGCAGTTAATGAATATAAATCACCTAAAACCATAGAAGGAATATTATTTACATAGATAAGACCACCAGTAGTATTTATACCTGGGTTCCAGTCTCCAAGATTACCATCAGAAATATTATCAGTATATGTCGTAGTTGTATTATCATTCAATGTAACCACATATTTCATTCTTGCATAAACATCATCGGGGTTTGCTGTTGTTCGGTATATTTTACGAGCCGTTACTTCGTCAGTTCCAATAGAAATTGCACTAATATCAACTCGTTCGTTGGCGGGGCTTACTTTAGTTGAATGTTCACTTATTGTTGTCTCGCCGCCTGCTGTAACGAAAGAAATTCTATAATAATAATCACCATTAAGATTTCCAGCGCTGGGATTTACAACAACAGTTGGTGTTCCAGGGGGGGATTCTCTACTGATTCTTATATGACCATAATTTATTTCCAAGTCCGCTTTACAAGACAAAACTGTGTCGGCTATAATTGAAAAGGATATTATAATAAATAAAACAAGAAGACATTTCTCGTTTTCTTTTTTCATCTCTATTTCTCCTTAATTCCCAATTTATGAAAAGTTATCATTCTCATATCTTCTAATTGCTCTTATAACAAATTCCATAATTTCTCCTTCTCAACTTGTATGTGTCTCGTAAAATTCATCGTCGCTTTCATCTTCCATTCCGGTATCAACGACACCGGAAAAACATAACTTGTCTTCTTTCTCCCTCTTGTCCTCATAAAGAGAAGTATGCGAATCAGGATACGGTTGGGGGTTCAAGGGACATCTCAGGTGGACTTGAAGGGCGATCATACCAGAAATCAAGAGGTCATCGTACTTGCCTGATTGGTGGATAGGTTTGCCCGTCTTATCTTTAATGAAAGTCCGCATCTCATTGACGATACTTTGAAAACCCACCAACAAATCCTGGTTCCTCATCGCAGTTATAAAATCGTCCACAAGGAACTTTCTGGTAATCATCGTAGTGCGCCAACCAAGGTTCTCGGAATCCTTGGCCTCAAGCTGCTCATCGTGGACTTGCCTGTTATAAATGTTCTGGTATCCGATTTCCTTGAACCTCTTAAGGAGTACCATTGAATTGGGAATCTCAGGCGCCAGCCACAGGTCATTATATCTCTCGGCGGCCAAAAGGCACTGGTCGGCCAAGTCATCCTGACTGCCCCTGCCGTGATATATAGCTACATACTCGGCAGGGTCGGTTGTTCTGTCCATTATAGTTGCAGCATCACAGTCGAGTTTACTTTTAGGGTCTTGAACATCCGACAGACGACCTTCCATAGTGTCTATGCCCATACAATATTGATGGTCGCTCCTTGGTAAAGTCCTTATCTGCCAACAGTTGAACTTCCTATCTACATCCTCGATTCCCTTCTTGGTAAATATGCAGTACCTCGGCTCTTTAGTGGCATTTGCATTCTGAAACGAAATCATAAAATTTGTGAAGACCGGATTGCCGGACGCCTGAAAAGCCTCTATCCAAGTCGATGGATATTCCTGCCTGAAGAGATTTATATCACTCTGACATTTGTTCTTAATAGCCCACCGTCGCCAGTACATCTGTTCCAAAGATAAAGAAAAATCGTCCCGAATAGATTTCTCCTCGGCATCCAACTCGAAACCCGCCGGAACCGGCTTGGAATATGCCGGAAAAATAAACCACGGCAAAAAAATGGGAATGTAATTGTTCAAGTCCTTCGTTAATCGCCAGTCCCCTACCGCCTGGTCATACATATCATAAAAAGCCCCCCCCACCCCATTAGCGGTACTCTCCAATGCTATGATGGTCTCAGGGTCATCGGGAACCTCCTGGGCGGCACCAGCGAACTGCTCCTTGGCCTTCTGCCAGAAAGCGAACTCTGTGGCGTGAAGATAATGAGTCAATCCACCTCGACCCAAGACCTCTTTGCCAGCCGTCTGGAGCAAAAAGGAAGAGCGATGGTCGCCAGCATAAACTATCTCGTTGCGGTTTGAAAATCTCTCCTCTAACTTTATATCGTCCGGCATCTTCTCTTGAAAGAGCTTGGCCATACTAAAGACCTTTTGGGTAGCAGCAACATCAGCACTACACACACAGGCAAAGCGAAGGGCAAGGCGGTTTATTTCGCGGAAAAATCGTCCCTCGACATAGGTACTGACCCCCTCGCGACGAGCCTTCAATATGATGACCCGCATGGGAAGACCGGCCTTGCGCTGAAGCTCCAACTTGGAATGAACTATCTTTTGAGCTATATTCAAGTCCAAAAGCTGGTACTTGCCCTGCATATTGATAATTGTGAGGTTCATAGCCGACCATTGGGGAAAACCCAAGGCACCGCTAATCTCACGCATCGAAAATGTTTGTTCTGCCCCCATAAGAGGAAATTCACCTAAATTCTACCATAGTTACTCCTTCTCAAAAAATTAGGGCAGATACGGGTTCGGCCTAAATATCCGCCCTTCCCAATTCTATTCCTTACCGATGGTTACGGGATTCCTAAAACCTATTTGATTTGGCTTTACGGGCTTCAATTCAAATTCCTCAGCAGTAACGCTTTTGGGGTCGCCCTCGGTAGTTGTATAACTAAACTCATAAGTTCTACCCTTACCCCTTATGAATATAGCAGTTACCATTCCTTCGACTCCGCCACAAACCACTTTTTTACCACAAGGATATTTAACGTTTAATCTTACTATTTTCTATTCTCCTGTGGCTTGGCGAACCATTTCGCCGCTTCATTATTCCATTTGCCTGTTTTATCTGTCAATGAAACTACTAAAACCTCACACTTAATCCTTGTCGGTTTATTGGTTGTGGCTGATTCTATCTCATAACTCATACTTCGTCCCTAAAAAACACCAAGGCAGATAACTTGGCTTTTAGCTACTTAACTCTTACTATCGTCAATAATGTTCCGTGCCTTGCAATCGGCATGCACCGTTTTGCCGCTATCGTTCATGTAATAAATCTTATCCCCTTTTCCGAGCACCACTTCAATAGAATCACCTACTGTAAACTCAAATATTAGAGAAAACTCATCTTCGTCGCCGCCCACCCGATTTGTTTTGTGGACACAACTATTCCTGCAATCATAAAACCTGTCCGTGTCTTCCTTGTCATTCAAAATTCTAACTATCATATCTGCCTACTTTCTGCCTATCTGCCTTGGTGATACTTTACAATAACTCAAAAATAACACCAAATCGTTTATAATACAGTACTACCTACTACCACCCACAGCCCCCCGACCACCCCCCAGGCCCCCCCCTTACCTTTTTTTGAACACACTCATATTAAGGGCTGCACCTGTCGAGTAGTATCTGCCTGGGTATAGGTGCTGGTACTTAATAGCTGCGGTTGTGCGTTTGGCCTTGACTGTCTGATTTATCGTACCGTCTTTATTTATGCTCATTCTGTCTATGGTAGTCTGTACATCCGGCGGCAAGTCTGCGAAGCATTTGATGTCCTTGCCTCGCTTGGGCGACTTAGCAACCTGATTGACCTTTTGGTAATAGCCATCTTGTGTCGTCACGCCTTGCGGCTCGTAGTCAATATCGCCTGGCTTGCTTACTCTGATATTGCCTTGTGCCGTCCGTTCGGGTACATCAAATATCTTAGCCGCTTCTTTTATGAACTCTTGCTCGGTAATACCCTGTTCAGTAACACCCTGCTCAGTAATACCTTTTGACTTAGCCTTGAACTTGGCTTGTGCCTTTCTATTGGCCTCTCTCTGCTTATCCTTGTCCTTATACATAGAATACCCCTATTAGCCCCCAGTTTGCCCTGTAAGCGACTCCCCGGCTATGCCGCCCGTAATACCGTCTATCTCCTTAACCTTGGCCTTGTCGGCCTCTATTATAGCCGTCAACTGCGTTAGATTGAACGTGCGGGCGTCTGGGCGGCTCTGCTCGTTGTCAAGTTCAAATATGCCTTTGTGTTTACCTAAAAGCTCATAAGCCTTAACAGATACCGCAGGATGTGTTAATTCTGTATCTTCGGCTATCTTTTTGAGCTTATCTAATACATATTGAGCCGTCAACCCTATTTTCTCGCTTACAACGGCCTTTAACCTAATAATTTCACTCTTTATAACAGGCTTTAACAAGTTATCCCATCCTATAACTTGCGCTACGTGGTCGTTTTTGCATTTATATCCTGCCCTTATAGTTGCTTGTGTTGCGTTTAGGTCTATTTGATACTCCTCGCAGAATCTTTGCTGTTTACTTGTCAAGGGTCTATCTTTCATTTATTCAAAAGCCTCACATTCAACTATCACGCCCTGTTTAACTAATTTATCAAATCTATGCTGTTCAATAGTATTATCAGCCTGTTCTGCTATTATGCGCCGTGCTATGGCTTCTCTAAACTGCTCTGTGCGTTCCTTACGCTTATTTCTGCCCTTGCTCATTCAAAAGCCCCTTTTAAGTGCTTTAGGTTGTTGTCCTGCCAGGCCTTATGAGTTATTATACAGTCGTCAACTTGCGTAGTTTTGGGCATTAACTGATTCAGTAATTTCTCTATCATCTCGCAACAGCCTTCTATCTGCTCGAATATCATTTGGTTTGGCTGTTCAGTTGGCTTAGTCATTTATACCCCGTGAATACTTGCCCTGCGAGCAGCTAATTCTATACAACCTAAAGCGTTACCTAATGAGTGCATGTGGCTTTGCACATTCTCAATCATTAGATTTTTACAGACTTCTGGGATTTTCTTGCTATGGGATATTTCGGCAATCATCATACTCTGTGCCGCAAATCTTGCGTTTTGCTTAAATCTTCTTGGCTGTTCAGTTAGTTCCGTCATTTATACGCCTTAATTCCTTTATATCATCAATAATACCAAATACTGACCACGTTATGACTTTATAAAGAATAAATACGCATAGTACGACAATATACTTCATTTTACCCCTTTGGCGTAAAACCTAAGCAAATATCGCACTGGCAGCCCTTTTTGGCAAAGTGTTCCCGATGTACTCTATCAGCGTGAGCCTGAAGCCTCGCATTGTGGTCAGGGAGCCTATTGTGAATTACCTGACAATTCACATCTTTTCTCTCTGGCGCTGTTCTTTGAAATTGCGGGTTAAATGTCATTTCTCTGCCTTTATGCTGTCAGCCCTCTTTTTGAGCCAAAAATCCATTTGACCTTTTTGTTGATGTCAACAATATGGTCTTATGCTGTCAATCCCATAAAATCCTATAATTCTGTCTCTTGTGGAATAAACGTGGATTACGATAAGTTTTTGATTTCTTATTTTTTATCCTTCTTCTGCTCATATTCTTACACCTTGGATATGTTATATTAGCTCAAATTTACGCTCTATCGCCTGTTCTTCTATTTTTAACCATTCCCTCAATTTCCTTCCGCTTTCTTTGGCCACTTTTAACTCAGTCCCAAATTGAGTATAACATCCTTGTCGTATTGGCGCTGACTTCACTATCATATGAGGACGGTAAAATACCTTGCTTCTTGTGTATGTTTGCGCTTTTGGTTTCTGTAAACATTGTTTGTTTAATATACTCATAGTTGCCCCTGTGTTATCCGTAGGGATAGAGAGCGACTTTTAACGATCGCTCACAACTAAACAAATAGGCATTTTTGAGTCTAATAAATAGTTGCCCCTTTAGCCAGAGCCGTTTTAGGACTTTAGCGACCAAGTGGACGGTCAAATGATTGTAGGCTGCCCGCATTACAATCTCCCGCGCTTTTAAGACAGCGTTCCCATTTATCCTCACTTGGCAAGATAAATGGTTTTGGGGACGCAAAGTCGTCAAGCGTTGCCCCCGACTCAAATCTAACTATTCTATGTAATGGCTTACTCACTAACGGAATCCCTCATTTTCAGCCAATAAAAAAAGCGGCAAGGACAGAATAGTTAATTCGAGTCTGTCCTTAACCGCTTTATAAACGATATTATCTTTTATCATATCAGCCTCAATTCCTTCCCTGTGTGCTAATATGTTCGTATTTGTACTGGCGACGCATTGGCGTTGGTTTCCTAACACTACGTGGCCAGTCTCTATCAATATTTGGTGCTGCCACTGATAACAGTATTTTCTGAATGTGCCAGTCCGGAACCAACGCAATGGCCTATGTCGTGAGTACCAATTATACTGTCATCGGTCGCGACTCAGCAGCACCTTTCATCAAATCGGCTATCCTGATATTAAGGTATGCTCGACTAACCGTAATTAGCCGAGGATATAATCACAAAGTAACACAAAATCACAAACTGTCAAGGATAAAATTCTCTTATAATTGTATTAGCGGAAAATAATCTCATAAGTCTTTGAATTTGCAAGGGTTATAATTATTTTAACATCAAAGAAATATTTTACTGGATTTATTTTTCTTTTTAGACGATAATAATATCATAATGATTACGCTGGCAAGTAAAATTCAGACAAACAAAAGCCCCAAAGTTTCTGCTTTGAAGGACAAACCTCTACTTGCCAGTAGTGCCAACATTGCGGTTATGGCGGGGCTTTTATTTATGAGGTGTAAAAATGAAACTTGAAGAAACAGAATACGAAAATGGAGTTTTAATTTGCAAGAAACACAAAACAATTATCAATAAGAAATTAGATGGCACTTTTTTCTGCCGCAAATGCCAGCGTAACACAGAGCCAAAACTATGTATATGCTGCGAAGAAATAACCGAAGAAAATGCACATTTACATCGTAATTGCGGAAAATAAAAGTTCACACTACCGCACAGCTTAACGGTTGTGCGGGCTTATGAGCTTAACAAAAAACAAATATTGTATAATCACCTGTGCAAAGTGTGGCAAGAAACATCGGCATTATTATAAGTCGAAACCCTGCCCGCACTGTGGCTCGAAACAAGGATATTATAAAGGTCGCCCTGTTTGTTTAGTGTGGGGCACAAAACCAATTTAACCGGAGGGGCTTTATTTTTAGGAGATTAGAAAATGACAGTGCAAACTATCGAAACAGTACAAGGCTTAATTGAAGAAATGCAGGCGGAAGGCACAGCAGTCGGAAACGTATATGAATACACAAACATAATGAATAAGAAGAAGATGTTTGCTGTATTTCCTGCTTCTCAATTTTGCGATATATACCAAAGCCCTGCTGTACAAGACCCTGAACTTATCTGGACAGAAGGCAAATTCATCGGCAAATATGCAGAATTAAATGAAGAATAAAAATGACTAAAAAAGAGCTTATCGAACAATTGAGAGAATGTGATGATAGCGAAGTTTGGTTTCAACACAAGCTCAAAGGTGAAATTATGCCTGCCGAAATCACTGTGAAAGTAAACAGTGTTGTATTTACAGCGGATGGGATTGTATTAAGTGATTCAACCTAACAGCCTTCCCTGGAGCGCAGACAACGCTCCGGCGTATGCTGTGAGTTTAACTGAAAGGGATATGAAATGAGTGCATTACTGAAAGACCAAAGACCTATTGAGCGATTAGTATTAGACGGTGCCTGTTCATCTATAATACAAGGCGGAGGACTTATTGAAGCAATACAAGTTTGCTCAGTAAATGGCGAAATGGCCGCAGTACCTTGGTTTGAGCTTATCGACAAAAATGGCAAAATTCTCGAAAGAATAAATGGCAAGTATGTTGTAAAAGTTGTATATTTTTAACCCCCCTGCCCACGCAGGATTGTGAAAGGAACGAAAATGGAAAAACAATTACGAGGAAATCTAACAAAACGTATCAAAGTTAAATCCAAAGAACTTTTGGGCTACGAAATCACCCAAAGAGAATTGCGACTTATGCCTTATGTTCAATATGTTATGGTAAACGACCAAAAAATAGATATAAGGCACTGCCACCAAGACGACAGAGAAGTATTGGAAAAATGGAGAAAGGCCGGACATATCGAGGGCGGAGCTTCTGGCTTGCAAATCACAGAAGAGTTCTGGAATATCATCTGCGAAATAATCCGTTTGGGATATGTTGATTTAAATTGACCCTGAGTTTAACGATAACTTAACTCTGAAAGGATAGGAAAATGACTAAAGAAGATTTACTAAAAATGGAATTACACCAAATAATCACTATCAATGACCGATTTACTATAATGAGAGTATTTGGCGGGTGGATATATCACCATCTTAACAATTCCCTTTTCGTGCCCGAAGTATTAAATGTAGAGGCATACACAACTGATATTCGGAATAAAACACACAAACATTGAAATCCTAACCATATCAGTAGCAGGTAGGCCATAAAGTAGAAAGGTAGAAAATGAGTATATCACACAAAAAAGAATTTGGTATTTATCATTGGGATACTTTTGATAACGAAACAATCCTTGTTGGAGAAGCTGACACTCTTGAAGAAGCACAAAGTTTTGTACAAAATAAATATGGCGATAGGATAAGGCCAAATGGTGCTGACCAAGCAGATATTGTAGATTCAAAAGGCAATGTTATTAAAAAATATCCGATAGGCTAAAAGCGAGGTACTTCTTATACCCTCGGACGGCAGTTCGTCCAGCCAGCGGCGTGCTGTGGACTCTGGGATAGCAAATATGAGCAAGAAAAGACTAAAATTCAAGAAACGGCACAAATTTAGCTTATCGGAGTTAATGCCAAAAGAGCGCAGGATAAGAGACAATCTCAAGTTTGGAATTCCCGCGGACGTTCCCAGACTCGGAGAAAAGGCTGAAATATATGAATGGTCTTTTGGCTGGACTTGATAGGGAAATAGCAATTTACGAAAGGAAGTATGTATTATGAGTGAAAAGTGGATAACAAAATTTCGCCACGAACCAGAATGGGATTATACAAAAGAAACCGAAAGACTAATCAGAATGGTATATATTGAATCTGATGAACTCGGCGAAATTATATGCCGTGTTTTTGGTCATCCGAATATAAAAATACAAGAAGATAGAGCCCGCCTTATAGCTTCTGCACCTGACCTCAAACAACAACGGGATGATTTAATGGTTGCGTTGGAACAAATAAGAGATTTAGAATCTGAATGCTGTCCTCGTTGTGAGGGGAATGGTCGATTGTACGCGGATGGCAAAGGTCATTTATTAAGTGAAAATGCTGACACTATTCTTTGCGGAAATTGTGGTGGAAGCGGACGGATTTTGCCCGAAGATGCTCAAGAAATTGCCGAAGCTGCCATCAAGAAGGCTCGGTAAAAGTCATTTGGCCACATTCACTTTCTTTCGAGTAATTGCTTCCAGATTTTGCCATCTAAAATACAGCCAGCTTTCTTCTTGCCGACACGCGCCATTGCTATGCTATTAGTCTGTGGATTGTCTCGATAATAGCTACCATCGCCGTTGAGGCTTACAAACTTCTTTTTATTGTATGGCGTTAGAAAGCCTTGTCGGCTTTCGGTAACAACATATCCATTTCGTGTGGCGTTTTCTTTGTTCGCTATTTCCCACGCTCCCCATTGCTTGAAATAAAACGGAACGTTTGCGGCTACACATTGGTCTCGTATATTCCGTGGCCAGTCTGGGTGCATCGGCCTTGCGCCTGGACCGGATTCACCGCCGACTATTACACTGTTAATAGTTCCACAAACAGTTTCTTTGATAACTCCGATTTCGCTGGCGGCTGTACCTCGCAAGCAATCAAATACACATCGGCGGCGAGGACCAACTATCACACACCGCAAATCTATCGCTCCCAACATCGGCTCAATACTCAACCATCGAACCGCTGCGGGTATCTGCAAGAGTATCGGGATTTTCTCATCGGCCTCGGCTTGGTTTGAAATGGATATGCCGAAGTGAACGTTTGGTAACGTAAACCAATATTCACCTTTTTCCCCAACGAATGAAAGCGCTTGTTTTGGGCGTTTTGTTAATATCAGAAATGTGTGCCGAGGGCATTTATACATTACATCAAATATTTTGTCAGTAAAGCTAAACGGTACTTTCTCGTGGAACAAGTCGCTCATCGAGCATAAGAAGATTCGGCGAGGTTCCTTCCAGTGCAGGGGTTTGTCGAGTTGGTCATATCTCAAGGCTATCTCGCCACTCCACTTACCGGTCTTTGGATTGATTGCATCGCTGTAAGCTATCCAAGTGGCCGTATTGTCCCCGCCCCGGGCGCATCCCATAGCAACTTGACGTTTTGCCATCCTCTCAGCGTAACAGAATTTGCAGCCGGGCGATATTTTGCTACATCCTGCCACGACATTCCAAGTAGTATCGCACCATTCGATTTTACTTTTATCTGACATTAGTATATCTCCTTTTTGTATTCTGCCATATCATCTATCCTTCCAGGATTTGCTTAGCTAATTCGATTGTAGTATCTTCGGAGTCGTCAGTAACAGCTTTTTCTGCTATCCATATTAGCTGTTGCATAAGTACCTCAAGCTCTTTGATTCGCAAATCTAATACACATATTTTAGTTGCTTGTTGACCACACTCAATTTTGAGTTTTTTAATTCGTACACTTTCATTGCTGATTATGCCTAATAATTCAATTATCTTTTCTGCTTTTGTGGCCATATCACTTACCGCCTTTCTCTTTCAATATTTCATCTATCTTCTTCTTTCTGCCAATATTCGATATATGATTTGACTTGTTCTCTAAATCTTCGCTGTAAGTTGTGTGTTTGCCGGTAATATGACGTAATTATAATTCCAGACATATCATCGGCGTGCCATATTCCTAGCGCTTTGAACCACTTGTGTAATTTGCTTGTCTCATCCCACAAACCCCAGTTGTTGCGTATCCACCGCCCAAGATTGTGATGTAATCTGGCGACAAATATTTCCTCACTGCATTCCCATTCTTGAAAACGCTCCTTATCTTCAAGGCTTATAGTATAATCCAAAGCCACAACAGCTTCGTCCAAATTGCAAGGGAAACTGTTTGCCTTTGCCCCTTGCATATATTTTCGCCATAGATTTTTAATAAAGTTCATTCGTATTTCTCCTTAACTTTGGCTAAAGCGTTCAGGGCTGCGTTTCGTTTTTCATTGAAATCTTTCTCTGGCATTGGCGGCATCTCGAATAACTTTTTTTTGCGCTTATCATATTTAGCTTTCCATATACGCCCTTTTTCTTCGCGCTCTGCTATTGCTTCGGGTGATTCTATCACTTTTATTTCTTTTGAAACTACCCGTTTCTTTTTAGGTTCTGGTAAATCCATATCATCGAAGCGCCTCTTTTTTAACCACCTATGGGCATCCAAAACAAACTCTCCAGTTTTCATATATTTGACTTTGATTAAAATATCGCTTCTGTCCTTTTGGCTTAATCTTTTCCAGACCTGAAACGCTTCCCACTTACCGACTTTGTAGTGTCTGCCAGATGAGCGATTCCATCTTTTAGGATAGGCTTTCCAGAATGTCTCAAATTCAGGAGTATATTCCATATTGCTTTAGCTTCTTGTATTGTTGGTGGTTTGAAGGTCATTTTTGAGAGCTATTAAGGCAGCGATTATCCAGTGAATTGGCTTGCAGGTGCAGAGTCCATAACCAGCATAATTTATAATATACGGGTCAAGATGCTTGCAGACTTTTGCTATGCAATGATGAAATTCGACTTTGCTTTTTACTTCATCTCTAAGCCTAAATGCAAGGTCGGCAAGGGCGCGTCTATCAAACCTTAATTCTGACTGCGAATGCTTTACAGATATTATTTCTTTCTTTTCATTGTATTTTATTTTTAATCCACCTGCCGGAAATGTATCCACAAGTTGGCGATAGCCCTTGATATAGAAAAATTCTACTTGTTCTTCCTCGCTCATATCTAAGACTTTGAGTAATTCTTCCGTATTCATTATTTCTCCTTATTTCTTTACATAACAGGGCTTATACTGAGTTTACTAATAAAATTCAGTCTTAGCTGTTATCTATTATCTATGAGTACAAGCAAGGCAAAGGACTTTTCTCATAACCTCGTATTTCTCGCTGGGTGCCTTATTTCAACAGCGGAGAAAGGACTTTCAGGATGGGCAGGATTGCCTAAAATCCAATTTAGGCTCAGACCTACCACGAAGCGTCCTTCGTCTTCAACCCCTTGTCCTTGTTGTTGCAACAAGCGATACCATTCCTGAAAGCCCTTTCTCCGCCGCTGCCCCACGCCCTTGACTGTTAGCAAGGCTCCTTTTTGTGGGATATTCGTGCATCGAGCATCTCTTTTTTGGCTTGGATTGTAACGACTGGGGTAAGAAAAAAGCCCAGAGAAGGCAACAGTGACGAAGACTTTACTCCGAGCTTTTTTTATCACACTATGTTTCAGTATCACTGTTACCATAATGCTATCTTACTCCACCAAGCAAAAAAAGCAAATATAAAATTATTTATTTTTTAGCCTCTAACTTGTTAATAATCGAGGCATTTTGGTTTTTTCAAGCCTTGCCGTGTTTTCAGGAAGTTTCATAAAGTCGGCTACCGTGCTACCATCAGGTAAGCTCATCTGGACAAGAAATTGGTCTTCAAACGATATAACGCCAGCTTCAATCTCCTCAAATTTCATCTTCATTGACATATACAGGATGCGCCATCTTTGGCGCAATTCCTGCTCATATTGCTTTTCTGTTTTTTCGTCTCTTGAAGGTATTGGGACGCTCATCTTATAAATCTTGCCTTGATATTTCCAACCGATACCATCCCCGCGAGGACTTCTCCCCGAAAAAGACTCCTCAATCCCATAGGATACCAAAAGCTCCTCAATCTTCTGTTTTGAACGCGCCACCGGAACAGTTGTATTTTTAGCGTATCGTGCCATCATTTACCTTTCCGCCGCTTCCAGCCCTTCTTTTCGCTTCTTGACCTTCTACTAATTTATCTATTTCGGCTTGGAGCTTTACTGTTTCATCAAAAAACTCATTGCGATTCTTTTTAATGACTGCATTATGTATTTTTGCCATATCAAGAGCGGATTCGAGTTCTTCTATTTGGGCTTGGAATGCTATAACCTTCTTTGCCATAGCCTGAGCCACCGAATACAAGGTATCGTAATCATCAGGCATAAATACAGGTAATTTGAGTTCTGTCGGGGCTGCTCGGAGCTTGGCGAGGGCTTGGTTGGCTTGCTCTCTGATAACTCCTTCACTTATAGTTGATGGTTGGGTATTTATAATTCTGATTATGTTTTCTAAGCAATCAATCACTTCTTGCATTTGGTCTCCTTCCTTGACATACATAAAACAACTTCAAAATCTATTTTTGGCGAACCTTTCGACTCGGCCAGCCTTCTAAAAAATGATTTTCTCTCTTTGCGCTTGACTTCCGTATGGCCGAATAAAGTTTCGTG